GCAGGCGTGGCATGAAGAGTTCTGGTAAGAATTGGTAGTGCAGGCGTGGCGGGTTCTGCTCGGGGAGGGAAACGGCGGGCTTCGGTCAGCAATGGTGCGAACGAGGCCAGTCCTGCAGCGGCATCGCAGGCTAGCATGGGCGGGAACATGGAATCGCAGGTGCGGCGGGACTTGTCAAATGCGAACGGGTGAGCAATGGCGCGGCATTGCAGGCAGGTCGTGATGTGATAAGGCGTGGTGGGATCAGGCGGGTAAAGGCGCGGAGTCGCAGGCGAGGAGAGCACTGTCCCAGCAAGGTCTGTTAGGCACTGGCATCGCAGGCGAGTAATGGTCCGGTCCGTTAAGATCTGGTCGGCAGTGGCGCGGTTGGTCATGGCAGGATTGGCAACGCAGGCGTGGAAGGTTCAGACGTGAACGGGCAAGGTGTGGTCTAGCAGGATAAAATGATTATATTGGCTGCGGATTTGACGCCAGAATGTGCCACTACTGCGTTGTATCAAAATATCCGCAAGTGTAGAAAGGAACATGAGCTACAAGAAAATAGCACGATTGAAAATCACTTCTAATGACGGAGAAACAGCATTCTTCCGTGACCTAACCAACGGAGAAACTGGCACGTTTGAACGTTGTCTCTCCGGCGCTACACGCAAAGAATTTCTGAAGGATCTCGCGCCTGGCACAATCAAAGAAGCTGAAGCTACCGTGACGCGTTCCGAGCGTGTGGCTCGCAAGGTATTCAATGATTTATCTGCCATCGCCAGACAAGCCCGGAAAAAGGAATAAAAACCCTTCCTGAACGCTAACTTCCTGTGGAAAGCGGTGCATTTACGTGATAGCGTTTTCGTGTGCAAAAGGTCTATCTCATCGAGAATTTGACCAACGCCAAATATTACATTGGGCAGACGAGACGTACGCTTGAGCAACGATTACGTCAACATATTTCTGATGCCCTCCATAATCCTGATCGCACCGTTTTAGGCAAAGCAATTTATGAGCACGGCGCACAGAATTTCAAGGTCTCTCCCTTGGTCGAATGCGCCACTCTCGAAGAAGCAAATCAGTGTGAAAAACTCTTCATCTGGGCCCTTCAAGCAACGGATCCAAACCTTGGTTATAACGTTGCAACTGGCGGCCGGGCCTATCCACCGGTTGTTGCAACAGAACGAACAAGTTTAGTTCATCGCGAACGGTGGCAAAGAGACCGGGAGATGAATCCAGAAAAACTTATTGCCAGGGCTCTAAAAATCGGAGCGGCCTCAAGGGGCAGAAAAGCTTCAATCGACTCGCGCATGAAAATGAGTGAATCTGCTAAGGTACGCTGCGCGCGAAATACTGTTTCTGTTTGCCCCAGGGGACATTCATACAGTGGCGATAATCTGCAAGTGCGCAACGGGAAACGCTATTGCCGCAAATGTATCAGTGACCGAGAAAAGATCCGCGCAGAACTACGTAAAAAAGAGCGTCACTTGAAAGGTCCCGGGACTGGTGCATGGCAAAAAGCTAAAACTCATTGTCCCAAGGGCCATCCTTACAGTAAAGAAAATACTGTTTGGCTTCAGAATGGCAAGTTTAGACGCTGCAGGCAATGCAAGGCCGATCAACATAAAGCCTGGCGCGCCAATTATAAATTGACTGGCACTATTAACTCAGGAGGTACTTAACCGTGCGTGTACAATTTGGTACAGGACAGCTTTTCGCGTTGCCCGGCAGTTTTTCGGGAGGCTCCTTTGCTGCTTCTCCTGTATGGTTTGCAACTCTCCAGGACGTGGATATCACGATCGATGCAACCATCAAAGAATTGCGCGGGCAGTTTCAATTCCCCGACGACACCGCCATCAGCGACAAAAAGATTACCTGGAAGGCGGGCTATGGTCGCTTCAACATCGATACCTGGAACAACATTTATTTTGGCGACACGATCAGCGCCGGCAGCAATGCCAGCGGCACCGGCCCGGGCGGCGGCGTTCCTTTAGTGCAAGAAACAAAAACGCTCAATGCTACGACCTACACGGTCACGAATTCGGCAACGTTCACCCAAGACATGGGCGTGATCTACGCTTCGAACCTGCAAGGCTTCCAAAAAGTTACCGGGGTTCCAACCGTCGGCCAGTACAACGTGAGCGCCGGTGTCTACGGTTTTGCTGTGGCTGACAACAACAAGGCCGTTCTGGTTTCCTACCGCTACAGCATTTCGACCGGCCGCGTCCTGGTCGTGCAAAATCACGTTCAAGGTTGGGGCCCGCAATTTGAAATGCTGCTCTCGCAGCCTTATCAGCAATTGACCGGGAATATCCCGAACTATCTGGATTTGTACGCCTGCAAGTGCGGGAAACTTACCATGCCTTTGAAGCGCGTCGATTATTTGATCTCCGATCTTGAAGGCCAAGCATTTGCAAATGCGGCTGGCTACATTATGGAAGCGTACGAAGATTAATCTAGTCTTCGCCACTCCCGGCAATCACAATTCTTCCTTGACATCGCTCGCCGACCGACTTAGGATTTCGTTCAGAGATGATGAGGGTAGCCCTTCATTGTTTCTCCCTTCGGCGGAGCCGTCTCGTTGTTTTGGCGGCTCCGCCATAAAATCCTCGTAGTAAGTTCCGCTGAAAAAAAGTTGGTTGCCTCGTGAGAAAGCTCACAAACCAACAAAAAATCCAACCAAAGAAAGACCAAATTTATGCCGCGCGTACGTGAAATCAAACTCGACAGCCTCTCTTTGAAAATCGCTCCACTCAGTTGGGATGAAGCGGAAGAGTACATCAAAGAAGGCCGGGAAATGCTGCAGCGCGATCCGAAGCCCTCAGACGAGGAATGGGGCCGGCGCACCCTCGATTCCGTCGTCAAAGCCTTGAACAAAGGCGCAGCAATGGCGAATGGCAATGGAAATGCGCCCTGGGACGCCAAAAAACTTACGTCAGAACTGGATATTGTCACGATCCAGCAGCTCTATGAGGAAATCATGAAGATGAGCGGGCTCTTGACCGTTCCGCGGACACAAGCCTCGGGGGAAGCGCAGGCGACATCGACTTTGGGCTGATTCGATGCCGCATCGTGACAGAGCTCGGGCTTACTCCGGATGAAGTTGGCGCAATGGATTTTCCGTTTGTGGCGGAACTATTGGAATATTGGCAGGACTTTCCGCCGGTGCATTTAATGTTTCGATCGTTCATTGGATACAAAGGACCAGAAGGACGGCAAAGCAATTGGCGTTCGAGAAGAGCCGAGGAAATGGGCGACCACGGTTACAGGCCGGAAAAACAGGCTCCGGAAACAACGGAAAAGGATTCTCGGATTGCTGCGGAATTTTTGACTGGTGCGCGGCATTTGGATTGCGCGCCGCCGCACGTGCAGCAAGCCGTCGAGCGGTTTAAAAAAGGTGAACATTTGAATGTTCCGCGATGAAACCATGCCTGCCCTGCCGAGCCTAGCCTGTTCAGACCGAACCTGTGCCCGCCCCGTCTTGTCCAGCCGTTCCATGCCAGAAGCATTATACACCCTAAGTTTCCAGGAAGCAAGACAACATGCCTGACAATCCATTACGCATTGGAGTAGAAGTAAATGTTGGCGAAGTAGGGAAGCTCGCCGAAGCTTCGAGGCAAGTTGCCGGCGATACCGCCGTACTAACCCAGCAATTTCGGGAAACTGGGAACGCCGCTACGGACATGGCCGCGCGCTTTTTAAGAAGCGGCATGGATGTGGAAACTACAAAAGGCGCATTAATTGGTCTAGGCAGTAGTGCAAAGCAAGCCGCTGCCATCATGGTCGAACTCGGTGTTGCCACTGCAGCAACGGGCACGGAGATGGCGGCAACGACAACGAAAGTTGATGCGTTCACCCGCCAATTAGCAAATTCTTCAATCAGAATTGCGGCCAGCGAACTTGGCATGGGCCAATTGGGTTTTGCCTTCGGCCGTTTGGGCGCAATGAGCGCAACCTTGGCGCCGATTCTAGCTTCCACGTTCGCGATTTTTGCGGTGATTGCTTTCGTCGAGATGATCGAGAAAGCAATCGAGTCCTATGAAAAATGGATCCACCTGGGCGAAGAGACGGTCCACAAGGTCGATGACCAAACGCTTTCTCTGGCGATGCAGGGAGACCAGCTCGATATCGTCAATATCCGCATTCAAAATCAAATCGATAAACTGGAACACAAGCCAGAAAACTTTTTGGGTTTGGCTTTGGCGGAGAACAAACTCCGAGCCGATGAATTGGCAAAATCTCTGGAAGATGCTCTGCAGAAAACCGTTACGTTATTGAAAGCCGGGCCTGGCTTTGGTTCCGAGATGTTCCTCGGCAAAGGGAATATCGCCGCAGTTGGAAAATTAATCGAACCGCTTGAACGCAATTTACAGCTTGCCCGGATGGCAAACGATGCAGAGGCAGAAAAAACCGTTTTGCTAAAAGAGCAAGCTATTGTCCAAAAGGCGCTCGCTGACGAAGAAGCGAAACATCTGGAAAAGACTGCAGCGGGGCCGCGTGGAATGGGGGAGAAAACCATCGGCCGGTTACCCGATCCGGATGCCCTTAATACCTACAAATCGGTTCTTCAGGGCATTCAAATCCAACTCGATAACATGGCGAAATCGGAGCAGCACAATGCGCTTGAAACCAAATTAGCTGCCGAACAAAAAGCCGCCGAAGCCAGAAAGTTCGCCGAACTGGACGACAAACTCTATCAGGAAAATGTCAAGAACAGCGAAAAGCTTGCCAAGGCTGATCTTGAAACCATCACCAAACGGATGAAGCTCGAGGACGAAGCGCAACGCCGTCTCGATATCGACATAAAAAGAAACGAGGCGGAGGGAGTAAAAGCGGCCAGACAACAGGAAGAGGCCTGGCAACGCGCCGTCGAAGTGCGCATTCGCGGAGAAGAAGAAGCTTTGCGGGTTTCGCAGCGCGGTGCGGAGAATCGGATCCGCGATATCAAAGCCCAGGAAGGCATCAGCGCTGCCGGGATCAGCAAAGGTCCCATCACCGCCGTGTTCGAGCAGGAATCTCTTAGGCAGCAAACGATTGCCGCTGCCGAGGCGATGCGAGAAGCGAAAGCGGCTGCGGCCAGTTATGAGGCCGAGCTCGATATCGTCAAAAATGTGATGCTCGAGGTAAATCAGGAATCCGAAGAAGGTTCCAGGCAGTTCAAGGACCTCGAAAAGCAAATGCAGCAGTTGCAGCATCTGATGGACAACGCCGCCGCATCAGCCGACCGCTGGGGAGCAACGCTAAAACAGATTGCAGCCGGGCAGCGCGATTTAGGCGTCAGCATGCAGAATGTCAGGATCGCGACGGAAAACGCCGCGCAAGCCGGCTTCCAAAGTTTCAACTCGGCATTCCTCCGGATGGCTGCAGGCGGAGCTAGTTTTGCCCACGTCATGCAAAGTTTATGGACCGGCATGGCGGATTCTTTCATCACTTCCGTTTTGAAGATGGCCGAAGAGTGGATTACCAAAAAATTGCTGATGATCGCATTAGAAAAAATATTCGGTGCAACGGCCGCCGGGACAGCAACAGCGAGCATCAGCTTAAAAGAAGTCGATCGGCAGGCAGCGATCGGCGATGCCGCTGCCACGGCGGCGATTGAAGCAGCCTGGCTGGGCCCTGGTGCCGCGATTGCTGCGGCCTCGTTGGTCGAAGGATCTCTCCAAGCAATCACAGGTTTTGAAAAAGGCGGCATCGTCAGAGTCGGTGCGCATGAAGGGGAAGCAATTTTGCCAGCGCATTTAACTACACTTTTGATGACGGCTGCCGGAGGGCAAGGAGGTTCCGGTGGTCCGGGCGGAGCCGGCGGCGCGGCCGGTCGGACAGTGAACAATAATATCCATCTGGAAATGCATGGCGGGTCGATGGCCCCGGCTGATGTTACTAAGGCGGTACAACGCGCACTGCGAAGGAGTTCCTACTTGTGAGCAATCTTTTATTGCCAAGTCTCAGACAACCAAGAGCCCTCAGCTGGGGTTGGCCGGTGAAAAAAACGCCGAGCTATTCAACACTCAGACAAACCCCGGCAAGTCGCCGGGGAGAAGTCCGGATCTCCTTGACGCCAGTCCCAGTCTGGGATTTTGAAATCGATCTCACCTACATTTACGGCGATCTGAATCAGACAAATTCAGCGATTCAGCAATTTCTGGATTTTTATCAGCATATGCAGGGAGCTGCCAACGACTGGCTTTTTTCAGATCCATACGACAATTTAGCAACGCTTCAATTGATTGGTTATGGTGATGGTACAACGACGCAATTTCAGATTGGTCGCTCGCTTGGATCGAGTTCATTCGAGCCAATACAAAATGTGATTCCGAGCCTTGTACAAATCAATGGTGTCACCGTCCCTGCCGGACCGCAGACAAGCGGCAACCAATGGTACTCAGGGCTTGAGAATTTCCTGTTGTATTCGCAGGATTTTACGCAGTCGTCTGCATGGATAGCTAGCGCCGTGACCGTGACAGGGAATGCCGGGACTGCACCCGATGGAACGCTGACAACAAACAAACTCGCAAGAGTGGGAAGTGGCGGCTCCTACAACTTGGCGCAGATTCAGAATCCACTCGCTTTTTCGCCCGGTGACACCATTACGTTCAGCGCATATTTGTTGGCAGGAACCGCCGGTGTGAGGGGCCGCTTGCAGGTGAACTGCAACACAGCAAACGGAAGCAACATCACTGCCTCCCAAAGCCCTTCGACAACATTGAGCGGCGCCTACGTGCGCGTATCCGTGACGACAACCGTGCCTGTCGGTACAACTCAATTGGTTTTATACATCATTTTGGATAACACGGTAAACCCTGGCGATTTTCTCTATGCGGATTTCGCACAGATAGAACGATGGACCTCTCCGACCTCTTATGTCGCGACGGCGGCGGTAGCGCCGGTGACTCCGCGAGGATTACTTACATTTGCCATTGCGCCTGCAAGCGGTACATCAATCACCGTAACGTTTACGTACTACTATCGCTGCCATTTTATGGACGATGAACTAAACGACTTGGAAGAGTTCCTTTGGCAATTGTGGGAATGCAAGGCGTTGAAATTTCGCAGTCTAATACTCTAAACACCATGAAGAATTTTTCCACTGGCCTTCTGGGCTTCCTCAAAACCGCAAAGAGCTACAATCGCGCGGATCTATTTTCCATCACGCCGATCCCGCAGAATCTTTTACTCTGGTCGCAATCTTTCAATAAAGTGGTCTGGAATTACCATCAAACGCAATTCGTATCAGGACTTCCAATTACCGTTTCAGCGCCTAACGGAACATTAACCGCTAATCCATTAATCCCCACTGCCGGCGCGACGGATGCCTATGTATATCAGGACTTGAATCATCTCGTTGGTGGCAAGACTTACACTTTCTCGGTTTGGTTGAAGGTCCCGTCCGGAACAAAGACAATCGATATACTTTTCCGCGACCTTACCGGATCGCACGATGTTTTAACTTCTTGCAATCTCACTACGACTTGGCAAAGATTTGCGGTCACTGCAACCTTGGTAGCTGATGGTGCGGCACAGTTTTTCATTGGAACTTATGGAAGCTGGACAACCGGTGAAGTCGATGCCTGGGGCGCACAAGTTGAATGGTCTTCTATCATGGGGCCCTACGTCGCAACTCAGGCCGTTCCCATCGGTCCTTACGGTCCGCGGCCGCCATCGATAAACGCTTGTTCCTCGACATTCGATATCGCCTATCAAGGCGTCACTTATTACGGTTCGAAATTCGGAGCCTGGGAGCGCGGAAAAATCACCTCAGAGGCATCCTTCGATTTGAAGGCCAACGACATGACGCTTAGCGTGCTGGCGCCCGGGACTTTGGCCTATCCGAATACCAGTGTGACCATGATGGGAGCCGCGCAATTAGGTCTTTTTGATGCCGCTCTCGTGCAGGTTTTTACCGCCTACTGGCCCATCGGGCAAATGCCGAATTCCTATGTCGCCTCCTGGGGCATCGAAACAAAATTTGCCGGCTACATCAAGCCGAATGGCTCGATCGGCAGAAGCAAACTGGAATTCGAAGTTGCCGATGCGCTCTATCTGCTCAATCAGAAATTGCCGCGCAACATCATCCAGGCTTCCTGCCGGCATACGCTCTACGATCCGAATTGCACCATGGTCGCGACGAATTTCAAATCGGCGACTATGACGGTGGCTTCCGGAAGCACGCGGCAAAGCATCAATACCACGGCAACGCTTGGACAATCACCACCGATTTTTACTCAGGGCTACATCACGTTTCTAACAGGTCAAAACGCCGGATTAAGTTTTACGATCAAGCAGCAAATCAGCACAACGAATCTTTTGCTGGCTGCCTCCGTTCCGCTGCCGCTCGCGATTGGGGATACGTTTACTGCATTTTTCGGGTGCGCAAAAACTGCGGCGGTCTGCCAGGGGACTTTTAACAACCTAGTACACATTGGGGCGACCCCGTTCGTGCCCTCGCCAGAAGTGGCAATATGAGTACTATTACTGAATCAGATAAACGCGAACAAATCATTGCCATGGCAAGATCTTGGTTGAATACCCCCTTTTGTGACAACGCCGCCCTCAAGGGCCATGGTGTCGATTGTGCCTTTTTCTTGGCACAAGTGGCGATTGAAGCGGGCGTAGTAGAGCGCATCGAGATCCCTCCATATTCACCTCAGATTTATCTGCACAAGAAACCGGATGGCACCTGGGACGATACCTACGAAAAAATTATTCGGCAATACGCGCATGAAATCTCAGAAGCCCAGGTCAAGCCAGGCGACATGGTTCTTTACAAAATCGCCCACAGCTATACTCATGGCGGCATCATCGAATCCTGGCCGGACAAGATCATTCATCCGATCCGTCCTCATGGCGTGATCTACTCATCGGCGAATGAGGGATTTGTGCAACGGCGCGAGCACCGTTTTTTTTCAGTTTTCATGGAGAATAAGTAATGGGTCTTCTCGGCGGTGGCAGCGGGAACCGTACGCAAAAGTACAACGCGATACGGACCAACAATTCGATCCTTGGCATCACCATCCCCATTCTTTTCGGCCAGAACCGCCTCGCTGCGCGTTTGATCGATTACAACGATTTCACGGCCACGAAAGGGAAGCAACAAGGTGGCAAGGGACTTGGCAAGGGCGGCTCGCAATATGTTTATACTGCTTCGATTATCGCCCTCCTCGCTCAAGGGCCCATTTATTCTCTTTTAAACCTCTGGGATTCCACCGGCCGTTTCGTGCTTCTTTCCTCAAGTGAAGGCGGCCCGGTAGGCCCGGGCGGGGGAGGGGGTGGTGGCGGAGGTGGTGGTGGCGGTAAAAAGGTTTTAAATGCAGCTATCTTTGGAAACGACCAAGGCGTCTCTGGGACATATGCATACTCGGTAGGACCATTCACCGATTACGGATCTCCCGGACCGGTAACATTGACCGGAACTCAGAGTATTCCATTCGTTCGCGTGGACAGCGTTACTGCGAGCGATTTTTTTGCCGGAAGCGTGCTTGGTTCGAATTGGACTATCAATGAAGGAACGTTTGTTGAAACCGGTGGAACTTGCCAGATTTCCGGTGTAGGCGGCGATTCACGCGCGGCCGCTCATTGGAATGCCGACACCTTTGGCGCCACGCAGTTTGCAACTGCCACCATTGCGACAAGTATAGGATCGACTGGCGCATTCGGACCTGCCGTCCGCATGGATGCTTCGGCTCAAACCTATTACTGT